CCCCAGATGTCAACTGGGAATCCCCAAATAACAGCTAGTGGGCTTATAGGTACTTTAAATAAGTTCAATACTGACCCTGCTTATTATCCTGACCCTAGTGAAAGACTAGCCAAGGAGCCTAGACTAGCTAGATTCGCCTTTGGAGAGAACTGGGAGTTAGAGTTTAGCGTTAAAACCAGCTCTTATACTACCCTAGATAACCGTAGAGTAGCAGAACCTCAATTTACAGTTCAGCTTATAGGCGTGGTGTTTGATGATAACGGTGAAAAAACCGATGGTAGGTACGTTCGTAGGCAGATGATATTTTTTGAAGACCCCGATGCTGCTTTATCTGTAGCTAGAGAAAACGGTTTAAAGGTAGAAGACTTTGAAGAAAAGGCTTTTTTAGATGAAATGCGTTATTTAAGAGTAAAAAATTGGCTTTTAGAGGCTTTTTATTCCCCAGTTAACACTAATAAGAAGCAAAATAAGAAACAAATGGTAATTGGTAACCAAGTAGTAGACTATTATGAGATTAGTTCGGTAGAAAGCTCCCCAATGCCGTTTAATAACCTATCTACAACTATAAAATAGGCATTTAAATGTCATATAAGCCTCATTCGAAGCAGAAACTAGCCCATCTAGCCTTTTTAACGGGGGGCTATAAGAGAGGTATCCTATTCTTCGGTAGGCAGGTAGGTAAAACCTACTTTGCAACCTCTCATGCTTGGTTAAGTGCTGTAATCCACCAAGGTCGGTATTTTGTGGTGTTTAAGACCTATAAACAGGCTCATGAAGTGGTTTGGCGGCAATACGTTCCATTAATCCCGAGAGAGCTTGTATATAAGACAAACGAACAAGACCTATTAATAGAACTCAATTATGTTAAGGGCCCAGTAAAACTCCCTGGTGGAGAGACAATCCAAGTAGAACACGACCCCACTAAGCCTAGAAGCACCATACAACTTTTAGGTAGCGACCAAGCCGATTCCCACCGTGGCTTTAGAGCTAACGGGATTATCTTTGACGAGTATGCTGACCAAGACCCTGGTAATTGGGATACTGTTTATGAGCCGATGTTCTCCACTACTAATGGTTGGGCTATATTTATGGGTACTCCGAGGGGCTATAATCATTTTTGGGAGCTTATAGAGCTAAGAAGAAGTGACCCCACTTGGTTTTTCTTACAGGCTACTTGGCGAGATTCTCCCTATGTTAACGCTGAGCATATGAAGACGGCTAGAAGAGATGCCGAGATGAAAGGAACCCTCGCTAGCTTCCTACAGGAGTACGAGTTAGAGTTTAGGAGCGTTCAGGGGGCTGTGTACCCATCTTTTAGCAGAAAAGTGCATGTCGCAAAATATCAGGATATACCTGATGATATGAGTATTTATGCTGGGATTGACTTTGGCTACCATACTACTGCTTGTTTATTTGTAGGCGTGGATAAAGACCAAAATTGGTGGGTATTTGATGAGGTTTACGCTAGAGAATCTACCTTACAGGATACTATCCCTAGGATAAGAGACAAACTTAAAGGTAAGGCTCTTATACTGATGGTAGGTGACTCCGCAGCTAGAGACGCTATAGAGACTATGAATAAAGAGTTCCCTATCGTACCAGTAGTAAAACGCCAAGATAGTATAATCCACGGTATAGACCTTATAAGAACTAAACTTAAACCCAGAATCCAACTTGTAGGCCCACCTAAACCTGTATTATATATAACTGAAAACTGTAAGAACCTTATTAGAGAGATGGAATCCTACAAATACCCAGAAGACGTACCCAACAGAAATCCTAATGAAGTACCAGTCAAAGAAGACGACCACGGCCCAGACGCTTTAAGATACCTAGTGCTCCACCTTAAATATGGAGTGCAGAAAGACGCTAAAATCCCCCAATCATCTGTATTGAAGCAATTCGGAGATTATGGCTTTTAGAGTATAATAAAATTATGCCACCTAACTACATTAAAGACCTCCATAGAATTATAGAATCAGTACCCTACGGTGAGATAAATCTATCTATTAAAAGAGTAGACCGTAAAACAGTTCAACTATCTACCGTATCAGAAGAGACTCTTAGATACGTTAACAACCAAGAAGCAGTTGACGACCTAACCCAAATGTTAAAAAAGTTAATTGAAGCTAGCTTTAGTGGCGAGGCTCATATAAAATTAGTAATGAAACAAGGTAACATCCAACTTATAGGAATATTTGATAAAAAAGACACTAAATATTAAAAGGGGTAAAAAATGGAATACAAATATAAAAAAGAGTATGAAGAAGACTGGAGTATTCATAAAGACTATATAGGTTCTTTTGATGCTTATGAGTCCATGCTTATTAGCCAAGTTTACGATTCTGTCACTGGTACTACCGATAAAAGCAAAATAACCGATAGTTATGCTATGACACTAGCTAAAGAACGTGCCGATAGAGTGATTGCTAAGTTGCCTGAGGGTGAGACTAAATCAGCTGGTAAAGCCGACATAGGTAAAGCTGCTTTTATGGATATACTAAGACAAAAGTGGATATATCCTAACGCTAATGCCCAAAGACCTTTTCAAGAGAAACTTAACCTTTGGCAACTTTATTCTTCTGTTTATGGGTATATGCCAATGTTCTATGACTGGAACGTATCCTCTACAGGCTATATAGGCCCAGACTGTTGGCTATGGAACCCTAGAAACCTCGTACCCCAGCAGGGTAGAGTGTCTATAGAAGATATGGATTATGTTACGGCTCTTACTTATATGGGTAAGAAACAACTTAAAGACATTCTTAAAAACGCAGAAGATGGTGATGGTTGGGACAAAGCAGGTCTTCAGGCTCTTATAGATAGTGCCGAAAACACCAGAAATGACCCAGACCAAGATAAAGATAGTTTTGTAGTCCGCCAACGTACCCCCCAAGCTAGTAAAAGAGGTATTTGCCTAGCTACTAGATATGAAGCTGGTGAAGATGGTGAGTGGATAACCTTTGCCCCAGATAACAACTGTGTAGTTATAAGAAAGGTAAAAAATCCTCATAAAAACGGTAGAATACCTTTTGTAATTAAATACTCACAACCTTTATTTGATTCCTTTTACGGGTTGGGAGACTTCCAACGTGCCAAACCCCTGCAGTTTGCTAGAGACGGGATTAGAAACTTCTACTTCCAAGCTGTTAAGATGAACCTTGTACCACCATTAGTAGCCAACGCTAACGGGGTTATGAAACACACTCTAGACTACCGAGCTGGTGGAGTGATGCTAGAGACTATCCCTAACAGTATTCGTAGGTTAGAAACCTCAACCGCTGGTCTAGCTACTTACCAAGCTGTACAAAGTGACCTTACGGGTAGTCTTTTAAGCCTATATGGTACCCAAAACGCTAGTATTCCTGGAGCTGAAGCTCTTAACCCTAGCCAAGGTAAAACCCCTGCTGCTATAACTAACTATACAGAAAAAGAAGCCACTAGAGACGGTGCTGAGCGTAGACACCTAGAAACCGCTATAGAACAACTAACAGATGGATTCTTTAGCTTAGTAGTTAATATCGGTACTGAGAGTATCCCAGTAGAACTATTCCAAGATGATATTAAAGATATAGTACGAGCTGGTATGGAAAACGTACTAGAGCTATTCTCAGGAAAGTTTGAGATGGATGAGACTATGACAGCTGGTACTCTAAACATCAAACCAGGCCAATTAAAGGGAGTTGAGTATAGATTCAACATCGCCCCCGATTCTACTGCTAAGATGAGTAAAGAAGACCAACTCCAACAGCTAGAACGTATAATGAACAATATAGCTAAGTTCCAAAACCAATTTAAAGATGACCCAAGAATAGACGTAAACTGGGGAGCTATAATGAACCAATATGAAGAGTTGATGGATATTAAGGGAGCCAGCGAGTTTATAACCGTAACAGATGGCCCTAGCCCTCAAGAACTCCAACAGCAACAAGAAGAGCAGAAAATGGCTCAAGCTCAAGCTATGCAAGAACAAAAACTTGCTGCTGAGCAACAGATGCAACAAGAACAAATGGGCCAAGAACAGATGATGCAACAACTCTCACAACAACAACCTGAAGAAGAAGTTGCAGTTGGTGGAGACGCTGTGTTTGGAGATAAAACTATAGCTAGTGCAGCCGATATTATAAAAAGTTTATAGGAGGTATAAATGAACGGTATTATAGGAGACAACTACGGTATAGACTTACCAGAGATAGAAGTTAACAAAGAAGTTCTAGACGATGAAAAACGGATGGCTAGATTCTCTAAAAGTAAAGAGTTCAAAAAACTCAAAGAGATAATGCAATCTAGAATAGACTTCTACCAAAAAGCCCTACCCGATGGTAGGCCGTTAACTGGTGTAGATAGTTTAGAAAGAGGTAAACAATGGGAAGTTGCTAACATTGTTATAGGTGAACTTAAAATGATAATAGACAGCTATGAAAACGCTAATAAGGCAGTTAAAGGTGAATGAAGAACAACGTATAGAAGCCTTTTATCGTAAACATGGTAAAGAACCACCCAAGGTTTTTAAGCATGGTACTGAAGAAGAGATAAGAGCTAGTATGGTAGAGCTAAAACCTAAAGAGTGGAAGCTCCAGGGTAATATGTTAATAGCTGAAACCGACTACGGTACTCATGCCCAGATAATACCTAGTGATGTTATATTAGTTGGTACTGATGAAAACTCTTTACCAATTTTTAAAAAAGTTGTACTATCTTAGTATAAGAGTCGCCCGTTCTTTGGCTAAAAGCCTAAACGTGGGGTAGTAAAATTAACAAAGGAAGTATATGGACAAAGACGCAAGTCAAATGACCGATGAAGAGTTAGCCCAAGCGATAGAGGGCAACCCACCACTAGAAGAGTCCCCTAGTGAAGAACCAGAAGTGCCTAAAGAGGCCGAAGAGGAAAAAGTAGAAGAGCCAGAAGAGGCCCCTGAGCCAGTGGAAGAAGTCGCAAAAGAAGACCCACCTGTATCTCATCGGGAAAATCTACGAATCCAACAGTTACTTGAAAAGATTAAGCAACAACCAGAAGTGGTTGCCCCCCAACAAAGTGGATTAGACTATAACCAAGCTCTAGACGCTGACCCAGAAGTGATAAAACGACTGGAAGAAGATAGACAAACGGTAAGCCAAACGGCATATACACAAGGACTGGAACAAGCTAAATCAATTCAGTTTCATACTCGGGTAGAATTAGACGCACCAAAGGTTGAAAGCAAATATGCTGTTTTGAACCCTAACGACAAAGAAAATTTTAATCCTGCTGTTGCAAACGCCCTTAACACTCAGTACCTACAGTTAGTTGGCTACAATCAAGCCACTGGACAAGTAGCAAATCCTGATATACGTTATGCGGATTATGTAGACGCAGCGATGGAATTATCTGAAGCGATTGGCAGCCGAAAGGTTGCAGAAGCAGCAAAAAATGTTGCTAAGCAAGCTCGCTCAACTGGTCTTAGGCCAGATGGTAGCACCGCTAAGCATTTAGACTTAACAAAAGCACCAGACCAAATGTCAGACGAAGAGCTAAAAGCTTTTCTAACGAAAGCTGGTGTGCCTAACTAAAAAAGAAAGAGAGGATAGCCCTTTGGCAACTCCAACAACGAACAGCAATACTACCAAAGCTATTGCTGCAACAGCTCAATATGTACAGGAACTATGGACACGAGAAGTTGCTCAACCTTTTGACAAAACCTTACAAGCTGCAAAACTTGTACAAGACCGCTCAGGTCTAGCATCTAGTGGTGGTGATATAATTAATATCCCATTCGCTATTGGTGTAGACGCTCGTGCTAAAAGTGCTTCAACTGGTGTAGTTTATGATGTACCTAACGGTGCACCTATCACCATTAATATAGACAAACACTACTATAGTGCTGTATTAATTGAAGACATTGCTAAAATACAGTCTAACTACGACCTAAAAAGCGTATTCCAGACTCGTATGGCTGAAGCCGTAGCTCGTCAAATAGACACTGATATGTTAGCTCTTTACGGCTCAGCTGGTACATCTGTATCAGGTGGTGCTGCAATAGATGACGCTGATATATTAGCTGTTGTTGCTGCATTAGATGCAAGTAACACTCCACAAGACTTAAGACGTGGTGTTATTGGCCACTATACTAAAGGCGACCTATTGGGCGTTAACAAGTATGTAGCCTACGACCAAACTGGTAAATCAGGTAAAGCTACTGATGGTACTGATGGATTAGTTGGTTCTGTTTACGGAATTGACCTATTCATGAGCCAAAACGTACCTGTAAGTACTACTGGCCGTAACCAATTCTTCCACAAGAACGCTTTGACACTTGTTAAACAACAGTCTCCAAAGTTTGAAATGGAATATTCAGTTGATAACATCGGCTGGAAAGTTGTGTTACATGCTGTGTACGGTGTAGGTGTAGAACGTGCTGCTAGCTTTATTGAGCTAACCAGAACTACTGCTGCCTAATCTTAGGTATCAGACACAGCTGGGGCATCTGTTAAAACTGCCCTACCTGAGAAAAGCAATTTTAGTCCAAGTATCGGTATACAAAAAAGAAAGGGCAATATAATGCCATCAAGAAACGAATTAAATGTAAGAGCAAGAGCTGTAGGTTTTGACCCTACTACGATTGCAAACGACTCTAAATTAGAACAAAAAGTTCTATGGTTAGAGAAAAACAGCTCAACCGTTACTGGTACTGCCCCAACTGGGACAATAACAGCATCAGGTGTAGCTGTAGCTGGTAACACCATCACTATTGGTGATGTTACTTACACCTTTAGGGCTGCTATTACTGCTGCTAGCCCAGCTAACGAAGTTAAGATTGGTGCAGCTGCCACAAACAGCTTAGACAACCTTAAAGACGCTATCAATGGTACAGCTGACGTAGGTGCTCCTGGGACTGAGTATTCTCAGGCAACAGTACGCCATCCTAAGGTAACTGCTGGAGCTAAAGATGCTACATCATTAGTAGTTGCTTCTACAGATACTAACGCTAATGGTGCACTAGCCACTACTGAAACTATGACCAACTGGGCATGGGGTGGTACTACGTTAAGTGCTGGTACTATGGGTGGTAAAGCCCAAAACACCTCTACATCAGCTGGAGTAGCTGGTATATCTGGTGACCGTAATACTTCTGTATAAGACAGTATCCAACTAAAATTAGCTCCTATTTGCGTAGGGGCTTTTTTAGTAGTAGAATAAAAATAGGTAACTACAATTAAACAAACAACTAGGAGTGCAAATGCGACTAGACGACCTTACCGTAGACGAAATGTTAAAAGCAGAAAAAGACGCTGAAGACCGCAAACAGAGTCGTAAAGCTGGTTATGAAAAAATGTTAGAAAGAGATGCAGTTATGCACACTCTATCTAATGGGGTAGTAATGTTGTGGAGCGTAGACCCTAAGATGGTCAAACTACCCTCTGGTGGTGTTTGGCCCAATATACCTGAAGATATGTTTGCTCTAGTAATAGATGGTAAAGAACACTATTTTGATGTTAACGAGTTCAAGAAGTGGGTACGTTGGGCTTAGTATGCAAGACTACTCTAAACTACCTGATGATTTAAAAGCTAAACTCTTAAAATGGGAATCTAATAATCCAGTTAATAAACAACTAACCAAGTTAAACGATATTGCTAGTATCTTACAGGATATAAGTAATGTAATAGACTACCAAGGTAAGGCTAGTAAAGAAGAAACTAAGAAACTAGGTGCTGTTTTAACAGATGCTAGAGAGCAGCTTGTATCCTTAAACAAAAAAGAAACCCCAGAAACACCTGATAATAAACCCGTTATAGAGGCTATTAAAAAACTAGAATCTGCCTTAACTGACTCTATTAAAAGAATAGACACTAAACCAGTAGTCAACATCCCTAAAGCAGATGCTCCCGTAGTAAACGCTCCTAACGTCATAATTGATAATAAAGAGGTAACTAAACTCTTAAGTACCTTACCAGATGCTTTCAATGCAGCCATTAAAGGTATACCAAAGACTGAAAGTACAAGTAAAATACTTAAAGAACTATCCGATAAGCTAGATAGTATAGACGTAGGCGTTAGGTTACAACCCCAAGCTCCTACTAAGATAGCAGTTACTAACCTAGACGGCTCTCCAGTGGCTACTAATATAACTCTTACAGAACGCTATGACTATGACGACCCTACAACTATTTACACAGCTACAGCACCAGTGGGTACGGCCGACGCTTCAACAGGCTGGACTATAACCAAATATGATTTAAGTGATACAAACAACGCATCAGGTAAAGTCGCCACTGATGTAAGCTGGACTAACCGTGTGACTGGGAGTTATTCATGAGTTTCAATGTAGTCAAATTAGTAGACCCAATCCAGATGACAATATCTGGCACATTTACGCCTAAAGGTGCTTATGTGGCTGGTACTGATTACGTAGTTGGTGACCAAATAGACTACAACGGGTCATCTTATATTA